GATCCGGATCCCGTCGGCCCGCCGATCGTCGGGACCGAGCTCGTGTCGATCGCCGGGACCCTCATCGACGCGCCGAACGGGATCGTCGAGTTCCCCTGGACGCCGGGCCAGGCCGACCAGGTCCCGGAGGAGTATTTTTACGACATCGAACAGACCGACACCGCCGGGAAGATCCTCACGATCGCGAAGGAGAGGTATATCTTCCAGCAAGACGTCACGAAGTAGGAGAGCGACGACATGACGATCCAGTTCATCAAGGAGGACGGGACGGGCCTCACGGACGCGACGGTCTACGCCGACCTCGCGGACGCGGACCAGTACCTCGAGAACACCGACCGGAAGGCCGCCTGGAGAACCTTCTCCTCGAAGGAGCGCCAGGCGGCGCTCATCCAGGGCGCGGACTACATCGACCAGACCTTCCGCAACCGCTACAAGGGCGAGAGATTCTCGTCGGCCCAGCGGCTCGACTGGCCGCGGAACCTAGTCTTCGACGAGCTCGGCGCGCTGGTCCCCGCCGACGAGATCCCCGAGGACATCCTCAACGCCTCGATCGAGTACGCCCTCGAGGCGGCCGCCGCGCCGCTGGCGCCGACACCCGTCACGGATGAGACCGGCCGCGAGGTCCTCTCGACTCGCGACAAGGTCGACGTCCTCGAGACCGCTCGAACCTATCGGGACGTCGGGACGCCCAAGTTCAAGAAGTTCCCGCGGGCCGAGCTCGTCCTTCGCCGCTGGCTCCGCCGCGGAGCCGCCGGCCTCACAGTCCGGGCGGGATGACATGGCGCTCGAAGACACCGCCCTCGCCTTGATCCGACAATTCGGAGAGGACCGCCAGGTCGAGCTCCGGATCGCGGACAACGCGCCGGCGGATCCGACGAAGCCCTGGGAGGTCGACCCGAGCGAGCCGCCGACCGTCGTCGCCGGCCTTCCCGCGGTCGTCGTCCCGATCGCGCGGAGCCTGGTCGACGGGAACTCGGTCCAGCAAGGAGACGAGACCGTCCTCATCGCGGCGCTCTCCCTGGGGACAACGGTCCCGACGGTCGCCGACAAGATCTTCGACGAGGAGACCGAGAAGAACATCATCTCGCTCGATCGGATCCGCCCAGGGAAGACCGACTTCCTCTACAAGCTACAAGTGAGGGCGCCCTAATGGCCGAGAAGCCCTTCTCGCCCGAGGAGATCGCCCAGGCCCTCGAGGAGGCCCTCCTGGAGGACTTCGGCGAGACCGCCGCGGCGATCCTCAACGGCTTGATCTTCCGCTCGCCCGTCGGCAATCCGGACAACTGGGCCTCGACCGACTTCGGCCGCCTCGCCGGCCCGGCCGGCTATGTCGGCGGCCACTTCCGCCGGAACTGGACCGTCTCGATCGGCGGCTTCGACACGACCGAGATCGAGGAGGAAGACGCGAACGGCGCGGCGACCGAGGCGATCGGGCTCGCGAAGATCGAGTCGTGGAAGCGCCAGCCGATCGGCGTCAACCTGGTCATCCAGAACAACGTCCCCTACGCGAACCGCCTCGCCGAGGGACACTCGAGGCTCGCGGACGCCGGCTGGGTCGATGAAGAGATCGACAACGCGCTCGAGATCCCAGGCGGGACCGAGGAGCTCCCCTAGATGGGCGTCACAACTAGAACCCCGGCCCAGTTCCGCGACGCCGTCCGGACCGCGTTCGGCGCTCACTGGACCGCCGCCGGCGAGGACCTGGCGATCGTCGCCTGGGACAATATATCTTTTAATCCGCGGAACTCGGAAGCCTATGTTCTCGCGGGCCTTTCACACTCGAGCGGAACACTTGCATCCCTCGGCGCGGGGTCTACAATTCAGACCCGAAAGGTCGCAGTATTCGCCGGCCAGATATTCGTCCGACACAACACCGGCCAGGCGAGAGCGGACCAGCTCGCGGAGATCCTCCTCGACTTTGTTGAGTCGACGAAGCTCACCGGGATCCGGTTCCGGAATCAGGGCATGACCGAAGCCGGCCGCGTGAATCAGTGGTTCCAGGTCAACGTCAACGCCCAGATCGAATACGACTCTTTTCGATCCGTGTGAGGCGGGTCTCGTTCAACTTAGGAGACCGCCATGTCAGACACTAATCGAGTCGGGCTTCGATTTTTCAGAAGCTCACAACGGACCGCGCCGATCCCTGGCGGACCTTTTGACCTCGACCAGCTCCGCTTCACCGGGACGCCGAACCTCGCCTTCGCGCCGAACACGATCGTCTCGAACGAGATCCGGCCCGACCGCCAGATCGCGGACCTCATCCTGGTCGGCGCCGAAGCCGGCGGCGACACCGGGATCGAGCTCTCCTTCGAGGCCTTCGACGCCTTGATCGAGGACGCCCTCTTCTCAACCTACGCCGCGACCGTCCAGAAGCTCGGGACCGGCGAGATCACGTCGTTCGGCGCGGGGACGATCACCGTCGACGTCGGCGGCGACTTCATCGTCGGCCAGATCATCCGCCTCCAGAAGCTCGCGACGGGCGACGTCGGCGACGGGATCTTCGAGATCACCGGGATCGCGGTCAACGTCCTCACGGTCAACCCGCTCGCGGGAACCGCGACGACCGCCATCCTCGGAACCGAGACCGCCGGCGCGGACACCCGGATCAACGTCACCGGCTTCGCGGCCCAGGCGAACGGCGACATCTCCGTCACCGTCTCCGGCTCCGACGCCGTCTTCCAGTTCCCGGCCGGCGCCCTCGATGACGCCCTGGGGACCGGGCTCCCGATCACGATCGGCGCCTGGTTCAAGTTCGCCGACTTCGCGACCGCCGCGAACAACGTCTGGATCCGCGCGCGTGAGGTCGATCTCACGGCCGACACGATCACCGCGGACGCCCAGACCGGCATGGCAACCGACGCCGCGGCGACCGAACAGGTCCAGGCCTTTTACGGTTCGCGCGTCGAGAACGGCGCCGAGTCGGTCGGAGCTCATCAGAACGCCGTCGAGCGGCGCTTCGAGGATCACTCGCCAGTGACCCGCGAGCTCTTCCTGGGGATGGCGCTCAACAACCTCAACATCACGCTCGCGCCCCAGGCGATCGCGGTCGGCTCGCTCACCTGGTTCGGCTTCAACTCGGCCGTCTCGGACGCCTCGCCGAACTACACGGACCTCTACGCCAGCCTCCCGAACGATGTCGCCGCCGAGCAATTCGACGTTTACAACACGTCGAACGACATCGGCCGGCTCGGTCGAGGCGTGGATCCGATCGACGCCGCCGGCGTGAACTTCGTCCTCGAGGCGACGATCGAGATCAACAACAACCTCCGCCGCCAGCCAGCGGTCGGCGTCTTCGGCGCCTCCGGGATCGGCGTCGGGGAGCTCTCCGTGACGGGGACCTTGTCGACCTACTTCGACAACGACGAGATCCTCCAGATCATCCTCACGAACGCGGAGACCTCGCTCGATCTCATCACCCAGGGAGGCGACGGTCGCTCGATGGTCTTCGACCTTCCCCGGATCAAGTTCTCCGGAGGAGCGCCAGACGTCCCAGGCAAGAACGCCGACGTCACGATCCCCGGAACCTACCAGGCAATTCTCGACTCGACGTTCGGTTACACCATGAGCGCCCAGCGCGTGAACTTCGCCCGGTAGTTCATCACGACAACCGGGCCGAGGAGGCCCAGGAGGAAGACTGTGAGAGTCTACGAGGCCTTCGAGACATCGGAACGGCTTATAGATGAGGGGCTATTGTGCGAGATCGAGTTCGGCGGGAAAGTCATCGCGAAGGTCTGGGTCCGACCGACGGATCCAAACCTCAACCGCGCCTACGCTCGCGAGCTCGCGACCGAGACCCTCAAGCTCAAGGGGAACGGACTCGACGAGCTCGAGCCCGAGGAGGACGCCGAGATCCTCCAGCGGATCTTCGCGCGGACCGTGATCGTCCGCTGGGAGTTCACGGATCCGGCGGACAAGAAGGACCCGAAGCTCAAGCTCAACGAGAAGAACGCGATCGCGCTCTTCAAGCGGGCGCCGAAGTTCTTCGCCGGGATCCAGCAAGGCGCCCGACACTGGGACCGCTTCCGCAAGATCCACGAGGAGGAAGCCGCGGGAAATTGACCGCCGTCCTCGATCACCAGCTCCGGGTCGGGGACGAGGAGGTCTCGGAGAGCATCGTCGCCGCCTACAAGGAGCGAGGCCTCCAGCCGCCCGAACATCTCCAGGATCCGCCCGACATCCGGCCGGAGTTCGTCATCTATTGGCAAGCCTACCGCGACCTTCTCAGCGAACGCCGCGGCCCCAGGTCGGCGCTCCCAGTGAACGCGATCTTCGCCTATGCCGACCGCGTCGGCCTGGATCGGGACCAGCTCAAGCGGATCGTCTGGGAGGTCGACAAGACCCTCCTCGAACACTGGGAGGGGCTCGACAAGGCCGCCAAAGCGCGCCAGGAGGCCGAGAGCCAGCGGAAGCGCCTCGGAGGTAGCTCATGACCGACCGCGTCATCCGCGTCACCATCGACGCCTCCGGCGTCGAGAGGGGAGCTCGAGCCGCCGCTGGCGGAGCCCGCAAGGTCAAGACCAGCGCCGACCAGATGAGGAACTCGTTCCGGGCCGCCGCCCGGGCCGCGACCGCGCTCGCCGGCGTCCTGGGCTTCCGCGAGCTCGTCCGGACGGCCGACACGTTCAACAAGATCCAGAACTCCCTCCGGATCGTCACCGACTCGACCGAGGAGCTCGCGACCGCGAACGAGCGGCTCTTCGAGATCTCCCAGCGGACCAGGCAACCGCTCGAGGCGACGAGCGAGCTCTTCTCGAGGGCCTCGATCGCGGCCGACGAACTCGGCGCCAGCCAGGACCAGCTCTTCCGCCTCACCGAGATCACCGGCCAGGCGCTCGCGATCCAGGGAGGCGCGGCCAGTGAATCGGCCGGCGCGCTCCGCCAGCTCTCCCAGTCCTTCTCGAGCGGCATCGTCCGCGCCGAAGAGTTCAACTCGATCCTCGAGGGCGCCTTCCCGCTCGCCCAGGCGGCCGCCCGCGGCTTCGGCGAGACCGGGATCTCGGTCGGCCAGCTCCGGAACCTGGTCGTCGAGGGCAAGGTCTCGAGCGAGGAGTTCTTCGAGGCGATCTTGAAGGGCGGCGAGGGCCTCGAGGAGCAATTCGCCCAGACG